CCTCATCCATAGTGAAGCCAGATTGTTTAAGAACCGAACCTACGAATACAGAAGCCTTAGCAGCATCAGAAGATGCCAAACCCATAGATGCAGAGTTTTTAATAAATGCTTTTTGTTTACCAGCAAAATCACCAAACACCTGATTAACAGCAGCCATGTTACGTTGCAAATCGCGAGCCTGATTAATGGCCGTATCCATGAAATCGCCAGCACCCATAGCAAGGCTGCCACCAGCAACACCACCAGCAATACTTTTACCTACATCACCAAGTGCGCCCTTAAGCCCACCAAGAGCCGATTTAGCGTCATTAACACCCTTAGCACTAAATGCCGAAAGGATAGGAATAATAATTTTGCCAGCCATTAGCGGGTTTTCATCCTCTCATTGATGATTCTGTTTGCTGCTCTAATAGCGTCAGAAATACGATTTTGAACGTCAGGTAACTTTTGCATAGCAGTAGGCCAAATCCAGCGAGAAGCCTCAGACTGTTTAACGCCACTACCACGATTCAAAGCCTTAATCATGCCCATGCCCTGACCATTAATGCGGTGTTGACGCATAGTAATAAGTTGAGCCTTAGAACCATACTTACCCGTTTTAGTGCCACCACCACCATAAAGATAAGGTTTAGTAATAGCCCTCTTATTAATCCACTTCTTGCTCTTACCAGCCATGTCAGCCATAACAACAGCAGCATTATCTACTTCAACTTTGACAATAGACATGCGACCAAAATCAGCCAACTTTTTAAACGACTTTTGCTTAGTCAATCGCACAACAGTATGTTGAGGTTTAATGTTGCCATTCTGGGTATTAGCACCCCAAGTCAAACGGCCAGGAACAACAACAGGCGCAAAACCCGACACACTTCTAGAACCGTGAATGTGAATACCAGAAGTAGGATGCGATTTAGGAATAGATTGAGAAACAGCAGTTCTTACAGGGTTGGCAATCTTTTTAAAATCACGCCGTAACTGAGTAGCATACTTAGGGTCAACTTTGCGTAACTCAGCAATCAAATCTTTATAGTCAGTGAAAGCCAAATAGCCCATACGTTGCGGTGCTGATTTACCATTAGGTGTAAGCGCACGCATAACCGCACCACGAGCAGCCACACGCCCAAATGCAACTAACCAAGCCATTTAATCACCTCACCTTATTCTACCCAAAATAAAAGAAGCCCCCCGAAAGGGACTTCTTCTATTGAGATTGTTTCTGATTCCTATAAACCAAGTAACGGCCTAAAGTCCATAACATTCGTGCATCTAACTGCATCAATTCACGGGGACTAATACCTGTTTCACAAGCGATAGAGGCGATATACCAATGTGTGGAATCATCGCCCAACCCAGTTATTTTGGGTCTTTTTCACTCGCCCCAACAGATGAAATAGTGTCCATCCAAGAATCAAAATCTAGAGTTGTTCCTTTAGTGCGAACTTCAGCAGTCCACGCTAGGAAACACAAATGAGTGAACTTTAGGTTCTTCTCCAACACAGTGATAGAAATATCATAAGTGGTTTCGAACTTTACAAGGTCAGAAGCAGAGCATGAAATCTCTTTGCTTTCACCATTGGCAAACTCTATGCGTAGGTTGATTTTCAATTTTTGTCCTTAGATTAAGCGGTTGCTCTGCTTACAGTTCCGCTAGTCTGCCACGTTACCGAAAGGGTAGCGATGTCACCAACAGAAGCCGAGAATGGCTGATACTGTGACACTAGGCAAATAGCAGTGTAAGCAGGGTTAGTCGCTGATGTTGCAGTGCTAGTTGGGGTAATAACAACGGTAGCGTATGAGCCAGCGTTGAATAGGGGTTGCAAGGTTGCATCAACCATCGCAGCACCGAAATCCTGGAAGAAGTTTAGGGTTACAGAACCCGACTTCAGGCCAGCAACACGGGTGCGCCATCCGCCACCAAAAGCAGTGGTTTCAAGTTCGTCAGACGAAAGGTCTAGCGATACGCTCTGTAGAACAGCCGAAAGGTTCGTGCTGTTTACAGTGATTTTGTGGTCTGTGGCTACATAAACTGCCAATTTGACTCCTTAGTTAGATTGAACAGCACAACTAAATTCTGCTGCCAAGTAGGTTGTTTCTCCAATGGTGGTTGAGCCGTAGTTTCTCATATCAGATACTATCAGGTCAAATACTTTTCCTGAAAGCGTCTTATTTGATTCTATCGCAACTCTAATACTTGATGCACCAGATGGTGAACAGTATGCGTCAATCAATGATTGTGCAGTGCGAGAATCAGCCTGTCCAACAATCACAGTTACAGTGAAGTTGTAAGTGTTTATGCCATTAGCAAATGACTTGTGGTATTCGATGCCATCAGGCGAAACGATAGCCACAGGTGGGTTTACGATAGCAGGAATGTAGTTTGCTGTTCTCAAACCACTAATAGTGGCAAGGTTAGTGGCAATACCCTCACGAATCTCTGAAAGGGTTGTCATCAGTAATACTGCCTCATAGTGCGGTAAGGGTCAATAAGCATAGCCACGTCAGGGTCAACTTTTGTGCCTACACGGATGAAACCCAAATCTGGTGATGATAGAACGCCTAGTGGGGATTCGTCACGCTTAAAGAAGCGGGCAGCCTGATAGATTGTAGCCTTTTTGACAGCCATAGGCACAGCAGACCAACCCCAAGTGCCAGTAACCCTCACGCAAGCCTCTTGGCCTTTCCAACCAAATGTGCCTGACGTTGGGAATACTTTATCGTCAATGGCTCGTAGAGCGGTTGTAGGCCATCCTGTGATGCCACCAGAAACATTGTTTAGGGGTTCTTTTTGATAGTCGTTAGAATCCCATACAGTGCTAAAGTTTGCATCTAAATCATCAGCAGTAGCAACCTCAGTGATAGTTATAGCATCATCAATGACAGTATAAAAACTGCTATCTGCAACGAATACACGAGCAGCAGTGCCAGCGTTATAGAAATAACGACCAGTGTAGGTGTCAATAGCACGAGAGGCTGCCTCTGTAGCCATTTCAATAAGTGAATCGTCAACAGTGTCAGCAGAGGGGATGCGTAGCGCAGCCTTGACCTCAGCCAAAGTTGCGTAACCATTAGTAATTGCCACAGAATCTCCTTACCAAACCTATTTTACTAGCCAAGTGATACGCTTCTTCAAGTCTGTAGTGCTAATACCCTCAGTATATGGAATGTAACATAAACCAATATTGTGCTTGTCAAGCCAGTCTTGGTCAAACTGCATCTGTTTGTAATAGTCACGTCTAGCCCAGTCAGAACCAATAATAACTAAATCAGGTTTTACTTGCTGAATAGCAATCTTAGAATCTTGACCACCAGCATTAGGGATAACAGCGTCAACGTAACGACAACCAAGCAACACAGCCTCACGTTCGCTATAAGACATTACAGGTGGCTTACCTTTATAGGTTTCTATAAACTCGTCAGTGTTCAACGAAACAGTCACAGAGCCTATCTCTGCACAACGCCTCAGAAACGCCACATGGCCTGAGTGAAATAGGTCGAAAGTCCCACCAGAATATACCTTTAGTCCCAACGGTTATCCCTACGCACTTGCAAACTCCAGTTACCTTGCGAGAAGTCCTCTTGAGCAATCTTTTCATCCAAAAGTTTTTGATTCTTCCCATAAGTGCGACCATTTGCTACCTCAAATCCAGAGTTCAAAGTAGAACTATTATCGTGATGAACTTTAGCATCAATCCAGTTAAGTTCAAATCCTGCATGTTTGATTCTGCGTTCCATGTCATTATCATCAAAGTAAAGAGGATAAAAACGTTCATCATACAAGCCAATCTTATTGATTACATCTTCACCAAAAATGGCACATGACCAGTGAGGAACAATAGATGGAAAGTTCATTGTTGATGAATCAACTTGCTCACTAATTATCTGCAAAGCCCCAGGCTCAAACCAAGCATCATCATTTACACACACCCAATACGAAGCATATGGAGTGGCTTTGATAATAAGATTCCAAGCCCCAGTAAGACCCAAACCAAATGGCATAGGTATAACCCAAACATGTTGCACAAAGTCATTCTCTGGTGGCAAGTAAGTGCCTGTGCCTGAGTTGTCAATAATAACTAAATGCTCAACAGAATAGTCAATAGATTTTACTAAACGGTCAGCAAGGTCAAAACGTTTTAGAGTTGCAAAACCTATGACTGGAATCATGCAAACAGTTTCTTCAATGCTGGAATCCAATACTTATCCCAAACAACATCAACATCAAAGTCGGCAGCAAAGTCAATGCTTGCCTGTGACAATCCACGAGGCGCAACGTATGCAGCCTCAAGCGCACCAACAATAGATGAAACTAGGGGAATCATCCACCAAGCATCTTGACCCGAATCCCAAGTTAATTGACCCTCAACTAAAAACGAATCATTAGACAACAACTCAGGTGATGCAGCCCAACCAGAACCAACCACTCTTGTCCCACAACTTTGTGCCTCAACCTGTGGAACACCAAATCCTTCCCCGTAAGATGTTGCTAACATAACATCCATAGTTGTCATAAAGGCAGCCAACACTTCAGGCGCAATCCCATACTTGTAATCAACAAGGTTAGGGAAACGAACTGCAGACTCAGGAATACCCACGGCCTCACATAAACGTAAAAGATTCCATCCACCAGCAGAACCAAGTGGGTCGGTGTGTAGATACAACTTAGCGTCAGGGTGTGACTTTTGAAAAACACTAAACGCTACCAGATTTTCCGAAAAGGCTTTGCGGTGAACCATGCCCGATGCTTTATTGGCAGCCACCATACCTACAACAAAATCGTTTTCATGAAAACCAAGATACTCACGAGTCG